AAGGGCCAGGGCAGAACTTGAAGAAGTGCACCACGAATTTTTCCAACCTTTAGAAAAAAATTAAAGGAATTAGTGCCATATATGGCGAATATATCATATGGGCGGCAGGAAAGGAAAATGGTATACTTTGAAAAAGGGGGATAATATGCCCTTTTGATACCAGGCTGCCACCTGCCGCCCAAGCAGACAATGGCGGCCTGTATTTATTCCCGGAAAGGGGGTTGAGGATATGGCGAACCCACAGCCAACGGACGCACACTTGCGCATTGCGCACGAAATCCAAGAACAAATCATGGCAAGAGAATTCACCAAGCGGCAAAGGAACATTTTGGACCTAATCCTGCGGCTATCCTGGGGGTGCGGCAAAAAATACGCCATTATACCGGACCTTAAAGACTTTGAAGTGGCCGGGGTTCGCCGCACGCACGTTAAGGCCGAACTGGAATTCCTAGACAAAAGCCGGGTTATTAAGTGGGTCCGTGAAAGTAACTTATTTGCATTTAATAAAGATTATGACACCTGGGTGGTAAGTTACACCAGGACCCACGACGAAAAGCGCCTGGACGAGTTAATCCACATTAACCTGCAAGATAAAAAGCAAGGGGCACCCTATGAAAGCCTAATAAACAACCTTTTGGGTTACCAAAACAGTAACCAAGTTACTGAAACAGGAACCGAGTTACCAAAACAGGAACTGAATTACCAAAACAGTAATTCAGTTACTGAAACGGTGGTAAACGGTTACCAAAACAGTAACTTTTCAGAACAGCAACCGCCCGCCACGCCTGGCGTTGAGGGGTCCCTAAAGAAAGTATTAAATAAAGATATAAATAATATTAGTAGTAGTAGTATAGAGGACAACCCGGTGGAAAACTTTGTGGATAATGTGGACAACCCATTAAAAGACCCAAAGACTGGCGAATTAGTTAAGTTTTTTTCCGAACAATTTATTATTATGGCAAGCCCTTACCAGGTAGAAAAGGTCCTGGCCTGGACCAAAGAACCGGCAAACATGGACCCGGACCTGGTGAAATGGGCCATTGAACAGGCGTTGGTCGCAAACGTGCGCCGGTTGGACTATGTGGAAGGTATACTGCGGAACCTTTACAACGAGGGCATAACGACCAGGGAGCAAGCGGAAGCGAGAAATAAACAAAAGGAGGGACAAGCCCGTGGAAAACAACAGAAGAAACAGCAAAAGCGAACCGGAGGGAATAGGAAAGACGTTGGGGACCTTGTTATCGAATAGCGGCAAGCAAATGGCCGACCAGGAGGACAAGCCCGAACCGACAACCTGCGAGAAGTGCGGCAGGACCCTGGACTGGTTCCAGGTGGACCTTTTGGGTCGCAAAAAATGGATAATGAAAACCTGCGAATGTATAAAGGCAGAGTGGGAGAAGGAAGAAAAAAGGCGCAAAGCAGAAGAACGCCGCCGACGCATTGAACGCCTTTTTAGTTTATCACGGCTAGGAACCAGGTTTATGGAAAGCAAATTTGAGAACTGGGAGCCAATGCCAGGAGCGGAAGCGGCCCTGGACTACGCCCTGGACTTCGCCGAAAACTTCGAGGAATACCAAAAGAGGGGCGAGGGCCTGCTAATATATGGACCACCCGGAAACGGCAAAAGCCACCTGGCGGCCGCCGTGGTCCACCGACTGCTGGAAAGAGGGAAGCCGGCCATATTCCAAAGCGTGCCGGACCTGCTGGACCGCATACGCCGCACATACGACAGGGACAATTCGACCAATGAAGGTCAAATCATGGCGGCCCTGGAAGAAGCGGACCTGCTAGTGCTAGACGACGCCGGCGCAGAGCAATGGACCGAATGGGCCGAAAGCAAGCTATATACCATTATAGACCACCGTTACCGCAATAAAAAGCCCATTTTTGTAACGACCAACACCGACGTGGAGGAACTGGAAAGCGCCGTCGGGTTCCGTGCTTACGACCGACTGCTGGAAATGTGCTTACTGGTGAAAAACAGCGGCGAGAGTTACAGAAGGATAATTGCAAGGCGTCGCATACAGAGCATTAAGGAGGGGCGCAGAAAATGAAAAGATACCTAAACCGCCAGGAAAAAAACGAGGTCCTGGAACTGGCGGCCCTGGTGTCTTACCTGGAAGAAAAATTCCTGGAAAACAAAAGGAAGCCCAAGGAATATAAGACCTGGGCCAAATATGCAAGGACCTATATTTTTAAGATTATGGACGCCTACATGGCGAACCTGGACCAGCACGAAGTGGAACGACTGGTGGCCGGCATGAAAAGCCGGGAAGTTACGGTCCTATACAAAACCGAAGCCAAGCGGGAATATGAAAAAATGCTGAAAATGGAAAGCACGGTCCCGGTGGAAGCGGACGACCTGCTGGACATAGTGGAGCAGGCAATAAATATTTGCGTTGAGTGCGAAAAAACAGGGAGCGAAGCACAAAACTGCCACCTTAAAAAACTATTTTTGAAATATGACATTGAACCGCTAGACCACCACGCACCACCAGGACGGTGCCCGTATAAATACAAGGAGGAATGAGCAATGCAAGAAAGGCAAATACCTATTTATCTAATTCACCCTTACAGAGGGAAAGGCAGGCCGGGAGAATATGCCGAGAACCTGCAAAAAACCATTGATATAGCCCAAGAGATACAGGCGGCCCTGCCGCAGGTATTAGTAATTAGCCCGGTCCTGGCCCTGGGGCCTATTAATGACGAGAACCTGCACCCAAAAATTAGAGAGCAGGCCCTAATCAAATGTAAAAACCTTATGGAAATTGTATACCTGGCAGGGGGTGAAGCCTGGGCCTTTGGGGACGTCGCAAACTCTAAAGGGTGCGGCATGGAAATGCACCACGCCGGCGCCCTGGGTATGCGCCTTCGTATTGACCCGGACCCGTGGGCGTTGGAAACAATACAATGTTACGACCACGCCTGGGTCCACCTGGGAGAAACCACACCAAGCGGCAAAATCCTTTATAGGTGCGCAAAATGCGGGATAACAGACACAGTGCCAGTAAAGCCAAAGCATGAGGATAGACCATGCAGACCCGTAATTATGACCGTTAAGGAGGTGGAACAATGCCGAGCAAGTGCCGAGGGTGCGGCGCAATAACAGAGTGGGTAAAAACAAACACCGGCCGGGCCATGCCGGTGGACCCGGAACCGGTAATGATACGCATTACAGGAAGCAAAAAAGCTGATACCGTTATTATATCCAACGGCGGACGCATTTACCAGGGGAAAGAAATTGCAAGGGGGCCACAAATAGCCAATTCCCAGGGCAATGACACCTACAAGGTGGGAAGGGTGGCCCATTTTGCCACCTGCCCGCAGGCGTCGCAATTTAGAAGGGGGAAGAAATAATGGACAGAATAACCGAGAGGGTGGCCGAGGAAGTGGCCGACGTGGAAATCATGCTGGCCCAGGTCAAAATCCTGCTGGATATATTCGCCGACAAGCCATAAAAGGCCGCCGGGGGAATTACCAAAACAGTAACCGGGTTACCAAAACAGGAACCCGGAATGGAAGGAGGTTTTAAGTGTGAAAAATATTTGCGTGCAAGTGGGACGACTTACACGGGACCCGGAACTGCGCTACACCGGGAGCGGAAACGCCATTGCAACCTTTACCCTGGCCGTTGACCGTGAATACACCGACGCCCAGGGAAACAGGCCGACCGACTTTATACCGGTGAAATGCTGGCGGAAGCTGGCCGAAACCGTCGCCAACCACCTAAACAAAGGGCGCCTGGTATGTGTGGTCGGGTCCTGGGAAGTGGAAGAATGGGAGAAGGACGGACAGCGCAGGCGCAGGGACATATTAAAAGCCGAAACCGTTAAGTTTTTGGACTGGCCGAAAGACCAGGGCCAAGGCGGTGGAGATTATAACGACGGCTTTATGCCCGTTGACGACGACGACGTGCCGTTCTAGGGGGTGAAACTATGCTAAACATAATAAGGCGCTGGCTAATTAAGAAGCTGGCCGGGGACTGGATAGTGATAATTAATTACAAACTGGGACCCATTCACCTGGACAACCAGGGCCGTGGGGTTCTAATAGACACGGGGAGGAATGAGCCATGAGCGAAAGCGCAAGGTATGACGGGACCGTGTGGTGCGACCTTTGCGGGTCGTTCCACACCAGGCCCTTAAAAAACAGCGCAGGGGAAATTCGTTGCCCTTCGGTGGGAATATGGACCACCGAGTGGACGCCGGAGAACGAAGGAGGTTTTATAGGTGTCGAAGAAGAAATGGAAACCAAGGAAGAAACCGAGGATAAGCCGTAAATGCGACGACTGCGGCGCCAGGGCCACCCATAGAATGGTGGGGCCGCTACCAAGCGGGGACCCGGTGCGCCGCTATCTATGCAAAGAGTGTCGGGACCTATGGGTCCGCATACAAAAGAACCTGGACCAGGTGGCGGGTAAATATCCAAAAGAGCACCTGGCCGTTGTGGAGGGCGCCAGGTTCGAGAAATTGAAATGAGCCGCAAAAGACATTTAGGCGACGCCCTGGAGAACTTAATAAACTGGTCCTGCCGCCAATACCAGGCCCAGGGCGTTGCCAATATTCAAAAATACCCGACACCGTATAAAATCATAGGCCAGGACAAGCGCCGCAGGTGCCTGCTGGCCGTGCCGGAGGAAAAGGCCGGCGTGGACTATGTGGGCGAATACGGCGGCCGGCCCTTCGCAATGGAAGCGAAAAAGACAGAGAACCGGACCCGCTACCCGTTGGACCCGTGGAACCGGGAGAAGCACCAAAGGGAATTCCTGGACCGGTGGAACGGACTGGCCTTTTATCTTATATCATTTTGGAGCCTGGGGGAACATTACCTGGTCCCGTGGGCGGAATACAAGAAATGGCACCAGCAAGCCCAGGAAGGCGGCAGAAAAAGCATACCGCTTGACTGGTTCCGGGAGAACATGCCCAGGATCAAGGAAGGCGGCAGGGTGGCCCTGGACTTTTTGGCCGCCGTGGACAAGTTGGTGGAAAAGGGGGCGTGGTAAATGATAATAGCCGGGCCACCTACCAGGGAACTGGTGGAAGTGGTCCAGGAAACCCTGGAAAGGGAGCAATGGCACAGGGAAAGAAAAGCGGCCCAAGAGAACCCGCCAGGTTACTGGGCCATGAAGGTGGAGGAAATTAACAACGCCCTGGACGCCCTGGAAGAACTGGGGCGCCGGGCGCAATACTACGACAAGGGGGAATTTTAAGTGAGTAAAAAAGCCGAAAAACAAAAGGAATTGAGAGAAGAAGCCCGCAGGCTTCTTAAGGAAACGCTTGTAAACAATCAAGAAGAAGCCGAAGCCTTAAAGGAATTGAGAGAAGAAGCCCGCAGGCAGGGCAAACTTAACGACCAGGAACCGGACTACAAAAAAAGCACATACTGGCCCATTATGGAAGGATACACCCAGGAAGCGCTGGACCAAATGCTGACAGAATACGAGGGGCTTAATAAATTCATTGAGAGCGCAACCAAGGCCATAACCGGCGCACACATGGAAGAAGCCTGGGCAGCCCTGGGTAAAGCACAGGTGCAAGGCGTAAACCCAATATTAAGCCTGTTATGGCAGGAACTACATGCCGCATATTTGTGCGGAATATTCATTGGCCGCAAGCTGGAAGCGGAAGGCGTGCCGGTGCCCAAAAAGCCCGGCAACCATTAAGGTGGTGGTATAATGCCACAATGGAGAAAATGCCCAAAGTGCGGCGAATGGTATTACAGCGCCGACCATAGCCCAAAGGACTGGACATGCGAAAGGTGCGGGGCCACCATATCGGCAAAACAGGTAAAACCTGCGGGACCTGCCGGTGGTGGCGGCGGCCCTGGGCGTCGGTTCCTTATTGCATAGGGACCGGAGAACCGAGGGACCCGGCCGCACCTGGGTGCTATTTTTACAAAAATGCGACAAAAAAAGAGGATTTTACGGCCCGGCGTCAAAAATAATTATTGAAAGCGTAAAAGGAAGATGATACCATTAAAATAACGGGGGCGCCGGACAAGGTAAAATCGAACATAAATAAGGCGACTGGGGAGAAATGCGCCCGAATTTACGGCGAAGCCCTGCCGGTCGCCTTTTTGGCTTACCTGGCGACCTGGTGCGGGAACCGGCCAGGTGGCTGGGGTATAAATGGCAGGACCTTGCCCGTTAAAAGCCCGGTCGCCCTCCTGCCAGGCGTTCCCGTTCGGTGCGGGTCCTGCCCAATACATACCGGAAGGGGGTGCAAGGGGGTGGCCGAAACATGACCCAGCAAATTGAACTGGACAAGCTAGACAGGCAAGTGGAAGAACTTTATTTGCGTGGAATAAGGTCCAAAGCCGAGATAATGCGCAAGGTCCTGGGGGACCCGGAAGGGTCCACGGACGAGGAAAAGGCAAAGGACTATAACGCCAAGTATCAGAAAATAAGCAGGTCCCTGGAACGCATAAAGAAGCGCTGGAAGGAAGGGTGGACCTACGAGGACCAAGCAAGCCTGGACGAACAGCGCTACCAGCGCATTGAAGAATTATACGAGATAGTGCGGGAAGCCTGGGACCTAGCCAAAAAAGCAGAGAGCGAAGCCAGCCGAGTGGGCGCCCTTAACGCCGTAAACGCCGCCCTGCGTGAAGTATCAGAATTGCAGGGACTACGGGCAAAAATTATCAAGGTGGAAGGGGGCCTGGGTATTGACTTTTCCACAGCAAGCGACGAGGACCTGGACCGAGAATTGGCAAAAATCCAGCGCAAACTTGACAAGAGGGGAAAAGGAACGCCTGCTGGCGGCATGGCATGAAAAACAGGTCCGCCGGGCTAGGAAGAACGCAAACGCCTTTATGGAATATGTTATGTTCGACCTACCGGAACAGGAGCCTATACACGCCGCCATACAGGACCACATAAGCGCCCACAAATATGCCGGGGTCCTGGCACCAAGGGACCACGGGAAAACCGGGCAAATGATTGGCCGGGTATTGTGGGAACTGGGCCGCAACCCGGACCTGCGAATTAAGGTTGTAAGGAACAGCGACCCAAAGGCCAGGGAATTCCTTTTCGCCTTAACCCAGCACATGCAAAACAACAGCCGCTTACACCGGGTATTCCCACACCTGCGCATTGAAAAGGGGCTGGACGAAGCGGCGCAGGCCACAGGTTCCAAAATACTGGTGAAAAGGAAAAAGCAAAGCCCGGACGCCAGCGTGGAAGCCTGCGGGGTAACCAGCACCGCAACCGGTGGGCGTGCAGACATAATTATATTTGACGACATAGTGGACTTTAGAAACGCCATTGCTAACCCGGCCATGCGGCCGAAAATCAAACAAAGTTTTTACAGCGTATGGCTTAACCTACTAGAACCCTGGGGCCGCATAGTGTATATTGCAACCGTGTGGCACACCGACGACCTAACCCACGAAATTATGAGGAACCCGGAATATAACTTCATGGTGCTACGAGTTGCAGAGGACTTCGGGAGCATACAGGCGGACGACGGCCGCACCTTCCCGCTTTGGGAATGGGACTGGGCCGAGGACCCAAGAAACCAGGAAGCTGGAAGCATAACTGGGCTATGGGAGGACCCGACCGTCCGGGGTAAAATCCTGCTAAAGAAGGAACTGGACGACGGGGCCGTGCGGTTCCTGGTGAAATTCGCCAACGGCGTGCGCTGGATAGACGCCCAGGACACCGTGGTGGAGAAATGGACAGCCAGGGCCTTAAAAGCAAGAAGCCGGGAAATAGGCCAGCGAGAATTCGACAGGGGTTACCGGAACCGGGCGCTATCCGACGACGAAGCAACCTTCCCGGAAGCCGTGGTGGACGGCATGGTGGACCGAAACATGCACCCGCACGACATACCGGCCGACTGGCCGAGGTTCGGGGGTGTGGACCTGGCAATATCAAAGCAGGACCAGGCCGCATATACTGTATTTTTCGTCCTGGCCGTGAACCCAAAAGACGGCGAGCGGGTCCCGGAAAAAATCGTCCGGGGAAAATTCGGAAGCCCGGAAACCGTGGACATATTGGAAGAACTACACCACCGCCACAATGTGCAAATGTGGTATGTGGAAAATAACGCCTACCAGGAAGCGGTCCTGCAATGGATAGAGTATAAGCGCAAGCAGGGCCTAATGAAGAACCCGGAGCCTATACCATTAAAGGGCTTTATGACCGGGAAGCAAAAGGCGGACCCATTCGTGGGCCTTCCTGGGGTCGCTACAGAAATGGCGAATGGCGGGTGGCGCTTGCCGCTAGGCGACGGGCCGCACAGGTCCGACTGCACATGCGCAAGGTGCGTATGGGTGCAGGAATTAAAAACCTACCCAATAGGCAAAAACACCGACACCGTTATGGCGTCCTGGTTCGCAAGAGAAGCCGCCAGGGCCGGCATAAGGCCAAGCACCAAGAAATTAGCGCAAAGGAAATATAAAAAATCAATGGCCGCAGGTGTTAAGTGGTAGAAAGGGGGGAGAAAATGGCAAAGGAAAACGTGGTAAAAATGCAGGAAAAGAAAAAGCCGCCCACCAGCGAACTGGGAGCCATAGGGACTTCGGTTTTTGGCACCCTGGTGGACAGCGAATATTTGCGGGAAATGACCTGGCCCAACAGCGTGAAGATATACGACCGCATGAGAAGGTCCGACGCCCAGGTCCAGGCGCTACTTTTGGCCCTGGAACTGCCTATCCGTTCCACCCGTTGGTATGTGGAGCCATACAGCAACGCAAGCAGGGACCGACAAATCGCCGAGTATATCGAGGAAAACCTAATGGCCGGGCCGCCCAACGGAATGACTATTCATTGGGACGACTTCTTGCGCCTGGCGCTAGGAATGAACTGGGCCGGATATGCCATATTTGAAAAAGTATTCGAGGTCCAGGACGACGGCCTGGTGAAGTGGCGCAAATTCGCCGAGCGCCCACAAAGGACCATAAAAGCCTTTTTTTACGACGACACCGGAGGACCTGCCGCAATAGAACAATGGACCCAGGGCACGGCGGCCGTAAAAATACCCATTGACCGCCTGCTGGTATTCACCAAGAGAAAAGAAGGCGGACACATGGAAGGCATGAGCGTTTTAAGGGCCGCATATAAGCATTGGTTTATTAAAGATTTTTTATACAAGGTAATAAATATCGGAATTGAACGCAACCTGGTGGGAACACCGGTTGGAAAACTGCCGGAGCAATACACCGAGGACGACGAAGAACTAATGCACCAAATAGTTACGACGTTAAGGTCCGCCGAGCAGGCCGGGGTTACCCTGCCGCCTGGCTTTGAATTGGACCTATTCGAGGGCAAGCGCAACCTTTACGAGGTTAAGGACTACCTGGAACACCACGACACCAGCATATTAAAAGCGGGCCTGGCCCAATTCCTTAACCTGGGAACCAAGGACGTGGGAAGCTGGGCACTATCAGAGGACCAAAGCAGTTTTTTCCTTATGGCGCTTAATGCTGACGCCCAATACATTGCCAACACCATAAACAGCTATGCAATACCGCAATTAGTGGACTATAACTGGGACGTGGAAGGATACCCGACCATAAAATGCGACCCGGTGGGGAACAGGGGCAAGGATAAAATCATAAACGGCCTTAAAACCCTAATTGACGGCAAGGTGGTGCTACCGGACGACAACCTGGAAGAATTCATGCGGGACCTTATGGGCCTGCCGGAGCCAGGAGAGCCGAGAATGGCCGCACCGGCGCCACAGCCACAAGACCCGGAGAACCCGGAGCAGGACCCACCGGCGGAACCCGTGGCCGCTACGGAACCGAGAACCAGGAAAAAACGCAAGCGCCTGGCCCTGCGGGAACCGGAACAAAAGAAGCCGGAGCCACAACAAAGAACTGGGGACAAACACCCACAGGTCCACGTCCACAACCTGGCACACGACCACGGCGCCCAGGGGTGCGGGTGCGGTGCGCATGATAGAGCGGCCAGGGCCTTCAATGAGGACGGGACCAGGAAGTGGCGCAGGGACCTAACGACCTATGAAAGACGCATACGCCTGGACGAAATCGAACGCCGCATGGACACGGCCGAAGATTTAATCCAGGCCAAGGGGCTAGAAATCATTAACGACGCCCTGCGGGAATACCTGGACAAGCTGGTGCCCTACGTCCAGGAAGGGAAGCTGGCCCAAATAGCAAAGGCCGACGTAAACCTGGAAGCCCTGGAAACCTGGCTGGCTAATTACCTGGTGGACCTTTCAATGTTCGGGGCCAGGGAAGCGGCCCAGGAGCATGAGAAGGAGCCACCGGAGAAGCCACCAAGGGAATTCAAGCAGAAGGCCGACACCAGGGCCGCATTGGTAACCCAGCAAGTGGCCGCAAGGATAAGCACCAGGGCGGGCCATGTGCTAACCACAGCCATAGAAAACGGCGTGGACCCGACGGCCGCAATTGCACAGGCCAGGAGGTCCGCCGAGAAGGTGGCCGAAACTGAAATGAAAGGCCACGCCAGCGCCCAGGTTGCCGGCGCTATCAACACCGGACGCAACCACCTGGGCACACGCATGGGCGCAAGATACGCCCAAAGGTCCGAAATATTGGACGAAAGGACCTGCCCGCTATGCCGAGCAATTGACGGCATGGTGGCCCGCACGGACAGCAGAGAATTTAAGAAATACAGGGGTCTGGTGCATAACAATTGCCGGGGAATATGGGCCTTTATATTGCCGGAGGAAGAACCGGAGCCACAAGAAACCTGGCAGGACCCACCCAAGGACCTGGAAGAAGAATTCGGCAACCTATTGCCGGAAGTATAAGGGGGTGAACAAATGCTGGAATTCCTTAAAAGACTATTCAACAGCCGCATAAAAGCAACCGACACGACCGGCGCCATAAAATGCGCCAAGGACGTGGACGGGAAGAACCCAAGGCGCCGATATTACGGGAAGCTAGCCTGGCTAATTCGCCAAGGTGTGCCGCTACCCGAAGCCAAGAGGAAAGCGGCCGGATATGCCGGCGGTAAACAGGTTCCCGAAAAAGGGGACGGTGGCGACTATACAATGCCCTACCGCAACATAAACGAATTGCCGCAACAGGTAAGGGACGCCCTGCCGGCGGAAGCACAAAAAATATGGCTGGACGCCTACAACGCCGCCCACAATGACGGCGAGGACGAGAGCACGGCGGCAAGCATAGCATGGCAGGCCGTGAAGAACGCCGGGTGGAAGAAAGAGGACGGGAACTGGGTTAAGGCAAGCGAGCCACAGAAGGTCCACGGTATGGTTGACCTGGCCGGGGTAACCTTCGACGAATACATGCCCGACCCACAGAACCCGGACCGGGTGGAATTGGTAAGCGAAATCCAAATCATGCGCACCGGTTCCTGGAACCACCCGCTATATGGCAAATTCACAATTAAAGACGAGGACATGGACCTTTTCGTAAAGCACTTTTACGAGAACGTCCGAGGGGTGGACCTGGCCGTGGACCAGGAGCACGTCCCGGGAGGCGGGGCGGCCGGTTGGTTCAAGGACGTATTTAAGAGGGGGAACACCCTATGGGCCAAGATAGCCTGGACGCCGCTGGGTGCCCAGTTAATCAAGGACAAGGTATACCGTTATTTTAGCCCGGAATTCGACTTCGACTATAAGGACCCGGAAACTGGGCAGAAATACCGGTGTGTTCTTTATGGTGGGGCGCTGACAAATAGGCCCTTTATTAAGGGAATGGAACCCATAATGTTAAGTGAGGACGTGGCCCAGGAAATCCTGGACGCCCTTAAATATAACTTCTTGAAAGGGGGCGAACCAGCAGAACCGGAACCAGGGCCCGGTAACCAAGACCCTGGAAATTCACGAAAGGGGGAAACAGAATTGAAACTATCCGAATTAATAAAGCTATTCGGTTGGCCGGAGGACACAACCGAAGAACAGGCCAAGCAAAAGCTGGCCGAAATGGCGCAAGGAAACGATAACGCCGGCGACGGCGGAAGCGACGGGGGCGACGAACCCGAAGGCGGCAACATGAACCTGGCCGAAACCGTAACCAAGTTAAGCGAGAGGGTTAAGGCCCTGGAAAAAGAAAACGGCGACCTTAAAGCCAAGGCGCTGAACGAGCGCTGGAACAGGGTATGCCAGGACGCCTTCAAGGACGGCCGACTTACTCAAAAGTTGGCCGAGAAGTTTAAGCCCATGTTTGTGGCCGACCCGGACGGAACCGAAGAAATAATCAAGAATCTGCCCAAGGCCGTGCCTAATCCACAAGGGAACGACGGCGGCGGCAATGGTGGGGGCGGTCCCGTCCAGTTAAGTGAAACCCACAAAGCTATTTGCCAGCAAATGGGCGTTGACCCGGAATTGGTCGTGAAGTATAACCCGGACCTGGCAAACAACCAGGGCGAATAAGCCCTAAAAATACCGAAA